TGGACGGTTTTGTCCCTTGGGCTTGTCTGTCGTTCTTGTAGCCTCCTGTGATATCCCTCTTGACGGGGGATATCACCATATTCATATCATATGGCAAGAGTGTCCCACTTTGGGCAATATTTTTGCTACAACCTGAAGTTCGGTGAACAGGTTTTTGGGACACAGTAGCGTTTTATATTGGAGGTTACTATGGCACAGAATGGTGGCGGGAAAGGCTGGAAGACTGACCCTGAGACAGGCGAGAAGATCATGCCTAAAAAGTGGAAGAATCTTTTAGATTGGCTTTTACAGGGACCCGATAGGGTTCCTTCGCATCAGTATGAGTGGGCCGCCGAGAATGATATTAATGAGAATTCGATTCGGCGGATTAAGCGTGATCCTAGGTTTGCTAAGGAGTGGGATCGTCGTGCTGCGGAGTTGAATATTCATCCTGAGCGTACTCAGTCTGTGATTGATTCTTTGCATAGGCAGGCTGTTGGTGGGAGTGTTCAGGCTGCGTCTTTGTATTTGCAGTATATTGAGAAGTTCACTCCGAAGCGTCGTATGGTTGTGGAGGATGAGCGGGATGTTGCTGCTTTGTCTGATGCTGAGTTGGCTGATGAGTTGGAGGCGCAGATTTTGCATTTGAGGGTGGTTCCTGACAGTGAGTAGTCGTTTGGATGCGGCGTTGCGTAAGTTGGTTGAGGCGGGGGTACCGTTGGAGGATTTGAATCCTGAGGTGTTGTCTCGGGATTATGGGGATCCTCGTTTTAGTCGTCGTCCTATGGAACCTGAGTCTGAACCTTATATGGGTCCTATTGGAGGCTACTTGGATGCTGTGATGGATAAGGTTGTGAGTGGCGCTCGGAAGGTTGATGAACATGTGCCTCGAATTCCGGGTAGTTTAAGTTCTGAGCAGGTTGTAAGAATGTTGGAACCTTTAAGAGGCCGAGATGTGGGTGCTACAGGTGAACATGAGGGTGACATTCTTCCTATGAACGCTTTGATGAAGGCGAGTTTGTTTCCTGTAATGAAATTTGGTAAACCGGGATTGAAGCATATTGCTAAGATTTTGGGTATTGGTGGTGATAAACCAGTAGATGCTATTAAACAGGCTGATCAGTTGAAATTGTTTAAAACGGGCAGAGAACCTAAACCTAAATCTAAGTCTAAGAGGGATTGGAAGAAACAGCCGCTAACTAGAGAAGAACTTATTGCAAAAAATACACGAGAAGAAGCATTAGAGAAGCAAGGTGAACTTCCGCAATCTCCTGACCATGAACGTAAAAGAAGAGGAATGTCTCAAAAACAATACGATGATTTGATTGATGCGGGATGGGATTATCAAAAGATTATGGATGAACATGAAATCTTACCAAATGCTAAAAGAAGAGAAGGGGCGGGTCCTGTGCGGAAAGTTCCAAAAAAACCTAAACCATTAACGGACGAAGAATATGATCGCATGTTTGGATTGCGGGAAGATTTTAGTAAGTTAGATGAGATGAGGGGACAAATGAGGGGATATGCTTCTGCGAAATCTGGGTTTGGGGCAAAGGCTCATCCGGGCTATGATTCATTAATCAAAAAGTTGGCTAAAAAAATAGGTTGGAGGGGACCTATTAATGAAAACACAGAGAAAGCGATTTTAGAGTTAGCATCAGACAAATACGAAGAACTGCTTATGCGAAGCGAGGCTTGGAATGTTGACACACATATAAAAAGAATGAATCCTGAAGATTTAGAGAATTTTGGCATTAAAGAAGGTGAATGGACTAGAGAAGAACATATGGAAGAGTTCTTTAAAAATTATGGAAGGGATCGTCAATACCCTTATGGATGGACTGAGGAAATTGAGTGGCCCGGTGGATTTGTTGGTTCAGCAGACGATCTAATGTATGTACCACCAGAGACTTATCAGATAGATGACTTTGATATTGGAGATCTGATGGAGAATGATATAAGGGCTTTATTTGAACCTGAATTAGGTTATATGCCGCAGATAAATCTTGATGACTGGTACAAACTAAAAGAAGATCCATTCTAAATATGAAAGGTGTTGACTATGAAGATGAAACGACTTTTGGGGAACGCCCTGAATTTGTATATGATGGGGCCTTTTCATCTGAAGAATACGATATCTGGTCTGACGAAGAAGAACTCGTATGCGGATTGGAAAACCCTGAGACTTGTGAATCATGCGAATGAAACCGCCTACCGTGAAGGACTGGATAATATTAACGTTGATGGGAATAGTTGGCGCTTCTACAGTGTATCTGGTGGGGGCGTTGTCCCGGATCGTACAATCGTTGTTCCGGTAAATAATGAAAACGTGGATTGATCAAGATCTTTGTACAGGGGATGGTTTATGTGAAGAAATATGTCCTTCCATTTTTTATGGACATCAGGATGGGCTTTTTTATGTTAAAGAAGCAGGTTCCGAAACGCCTAAAGAACCTACACATAAGATGACTGATTCTGTTCAAGTACCTGACGACTTAGTAGAAGCCGTTATTGAGGCTGCTGAAGAATGCCCCGGAGAGTGCATTTTTGTGGAGGTAGATTGAACAAGACACTTAAATTAATAACAGCCATAACAGGTTTGTTGGTGGCGATTGGCACGTTAGTAGGTGCTATTACTGTTACACTAGGAAAAGGTGATGATGGTAAAAGTTATTCGTATACTACAGTAATATTGGATTCTGAAGAAGCATACGATAATTTTTTGAGAAACCACCCCGGATAATGCCAACTTTAACAGAATTACAAAAAGAAGCCGAATGGCGACGGTGCATAACCGATGAGAAACATTTTTTAGAAAACTATTGGCATATAGCGCACCCTGCGCATGGACGCATATTATTCAAGTTGCGTGACGCACAGTCACAGGCGTTAGACAATTGGACTAACCAAAGGTACAGTCTGACTCTTAAAGCACGACAAATAGGCTGGACTACTCTTGTAGCCGCCCACCAGTTTTGGTTAGCGTTCTTTCATCCAGATCAGAATATTATTGATTTGTCACGCACGGAGCGTGAATCGGTTTTGTTGTTGAGAAAATCCAAGTATGGTTTTCAACATTTACCGGAATGGATGTTAGAAAGGGGGCCTGTATCTCTTGTTGAACATCAGCAAAAAATGGGCTTTGACAATGGTAGTTTGGTTACATCGATGCCTTCAGCATCCGATCCTGCTAGAGGTGAGTCGGCTACGCTGGTTGTGGTTGACGAATGGGCGTTCCTTCCAAATCCTGAGGAAGCGTGGGCTTCTATAGAACCTGTCGCCGATGTTGGTGGCAGCATTATAGGTTTGTCTACTGCTAATGGTTCTGGTAACTTTTTTCACGAATTGTGGGTTGGTTCTGAGACTGGTACTAACAAGTTTAAACCAATGTTTTTTCCTTGGTCTGCTACAGAAGACCGAGATCAGTCATGGTACGAGTCGAAGCAGGAATCTATGTTGCCGTGGCAGTTGGCTCAAGAGTATCCATCTACTCCTGAAGAAGCGTTTATTAAGTCTGGTAACCCTGTGTTTGATTTGCATGCTTTGGAAGAAATGAGCAATCATATTGAGGAGGGGCAGATGGGTTATTTAGACGAGCCGTATAAGAGAGTTCCGAGGTTTAGGAAAGATGCTTACAGTTTGGCGTGAGCCTCAAGGACATGTTCCTTATTGTATAGGTGTTGACACTGCGGAGGGTTTAGTTCATGGCGACTATTCTTGTGCTCAAGTTTTGGAGGTGCGTACTGGTGAACAGGTTGCTGTGTGGCATGGACATATTCCACCTGACGATTTCGCTAACGATATTTATTTGTTGTCTTTATGGTATAACGATGCTTTAACTTGTGTCGAGTCTAACAATCATGGTTTGACTACGATCACACAGTTGCGTCATTTGGGCGCTCCTAATCTTTTTCGTAAAAGAAGTTTGAATCAAGTAACTTCTAAGATTTCTCAAGAGTTTGGTTGGAAAACCACTAGAACTACTAAACCGTTATTGATTGATGATTTGGGTATGGCTTTACGCAATGAGGAACTTGTTTTGCATGATAGGTTTACTATCGCAGAATTAAGAACTTATGTGCGTAATGACCGTGGTAGCATGTCTGGTAGCCCGCATGATGACCGTGTTATGGCTCTTGCGTTGGCTAATGAGATGCGTCAGTATGCGTTTATGCCAGAATTCACTACGAAACAGGACGATTATTGGACTGTAGATTGGTTTAGGCGGTTAATTCCGTCTGAAAAAGAAGAAGGACCGATGAGAATTGGTCAAAATACGGTACGTGGGACACGTTAGGCGTATTTTATAGAGACTTATGAGAACCTAGGAGGTTCAAATGGCAAGAAATGTTGCACACACGAGTGCATCACAAACAGTTGATGGCCCAAGCGGTCAGAACAACAGAATGGAACGTGGTAGTTCCGCAGTTGCTAATCCTTTATGGGATGCTGCGATACCTAATGCTCCTACCCAACGTTTTGATAGCCCTAAGTATGCTAATCAGACAGGTGGATACGGCGAGAATTCTGTTCGTGAAACACCATTCAATCAGCATGGACCTACTGGCAATGTAGAGCCTTCGCAACCGCAACCAGATTTGGCTGGTCACACTTACACTCCGCATACAAAACGCCCATAGTTCAGTGGCGGTTTTACCCCAAACCGCTTCCTTTCAAGAGTTTGCTGAATATGTTGAGGTTCATAAAGGACCGAAAACAGATAAGGAACTTGAAGAGTTATGGGAGTGGAGACAAAAGTTATTGGGTTTACGGGTTATTACGGGAGCGGTTGCACGTTCTCGTTTACCTGTTGAAGAACAGCATTTAACTTTACGTGAGCGTGAAAATAAACTTATCGCTGAAGCAAAAGCACAAGGTAGAAACATAGAGAAGGTCTGATGGCGCGCAAATCCCGTGCGGAACAATTTAATATTCTTTCCCAAAAACTGAGAGATTCTGCTCGTTGGCGGGAAGACATGGGTTATGACAACCTGTGGATACGCATGGTTGATTTGTACCGTGGTAAACATTGGCCTAACACTACGATCAATAACAATGATTTAGTTGCAGTTAATCTTGCCTTTAGCACTGTTAACGTTATTGCACCTAGTGTTTCTGTTAACTACCCTAAAATAGTTGTTTCCCCTAATGAACCTGAAGATCAGGACAGGGCAGCGTTTGTTGAAGCGATAACTAACTATGCGTGGAGACATCACGATTTCCGTAAACCTTTCCAAAGGTCTGTTAGAGATTTTCTAATTTTTGGTCACGGATGGTTAAAGGTTGGTTGGAAGTTTGTTGAGCAGGAAAGAATGCTTACTGACGAAGAACGTGGTGTCATGTTCGATGAGGCTGTTGCTGAAGCAAATATTTTAGCGACAGAAAATCCTGCGTTGGCAACAGAGTTGCCTGACGATGAACAGATTGCTGCTGGTATTCCTGATAGTTCAATGGAGATTGTAGAAGATCAACCATTTATTGAAAGGGTTTCTCCTTTCGATATGTATATTGACCCTGAGGCTACATGTTTAGATGATGCGCAGTGGATTTGTCAAAAAGTTATTCGCCCTGTTGAAGAGGCTAAAAAAGATAAACGTTATAAGGCTAGTGTTCGTAAAAGGTTGACTCCTGATTCTAGAGTTTCTCCTACTCTTTCTTATACTGACAGGACTGTTCAGGAAGAGTATTTGACTGAAGTGGATCGAGTAGCGATCTACGAATTTTATGATATTGAAGAGAACACTATGGCTGTGTTTACTTTAGAAAGCGACGAGTTTTTAGTTGACCCTATGCCGATGCCTTACGCTTATGGTCAGCCTTTTGTGATGTTGCGTAATTATGATGTTCCTGACTATTTTTATCCAATGGGTGATTTGGAATCAATTGAGTCTTTGCAATTAGAGTTAGATATGACTCGTACACAACTTGTTAATGCTCGTAAACGTTATGCGAGAAAGTATTTGTATCACGAGCGTTCTTTTGGTCCTGAAGGGCGTGAAGCGTTAGAGTCGGATGAGGATGGTCGTCTTGTTCCTGTTGTGGATGAAAACAAGCCTTTAAGTGAGGTTGTTATTCCGATGCCTCAAACACCTTTGTCTCCTGAGGTTTATAATATGTCTGCGATTATTGAGCAGGACATTAATACTGTTTCTGGTGTTTCTGAGTATGCTCGTGGTCAGATGCCTGAGATTAGGCGTACTGCTACTGAAGCGTCTATTATTGCTGATGCTGGTAATGCGAGGGTTTCTGAGAAGTTGGCGATTGTTGAACTTGGTATCAGCGAATGCGCTCGTCGTGTTATTCAGGTTATGCAACAGTTTATGACTGGTGAGCAGATTGTGCGTGTGAGCGCACGGGCTGGTGCAGATTTGTTTGTTCCTTACACTAGGGATGACATTGTAGGCGAGTATGATTTTAGTGTTGAGGCTGGGTCTACACAGCCAATAAATGACACTGTGCGTAAGCAACAGGCGGTTGCTTTGATGAATGCGATGGCTCCGATGATCGGTACGATTATTGATCCGGCGGCTATAGCACGTTATGTGCTGCAAAATGCGTTCGACATTAAAGACCCTGACAAGTATTTGATGCAGCAGACACCCGGAGTTCCAGAAGCCGAAGGCGCTGTACCCGGATCTGCTCCTCAGATGGGTGGCATGGGTGGTGGAATGCAAGCAGGTATGGGGCAAATACCGCCCCAGTTGGTGAATCAACTCCGTGGACAAATGGACATGGGGTTACCTGATTTATCATAAAAGCGGGACAAACCGCTAGTTATTAATAGGAGCAACCCTTAGGACTCCAAAGGAGAAATAAATATGAGTGAGGATGCAGCGGAATCCACTGAAGTGGACAATCCAGAGTCTTCAGTTGAGGTTTTAGAGGAACCTTCTGGTGAAATGTACGCCGTTAAGGTGGATGGAGTAGACCAAGAGGTCAGTCTTGAAGAACTTCGGGACGGATACCAAAGACAGTCGGATTACACCCGTAAGACGCAGGAATTGGCTTCCGAACGTAGACGGTTACAGCAAGCAGAAGCGATAGTGCAATCTTTGGAGTCAGATCCAGATGGCACAATCAAGGCTCTTGGTGAGGCTTTCGGAGTTACACCTGAGCAGGCTCAACAGGAATATGACAGTTGGGAAAGCGAAGATACCTCTGATAAGAAGATCAAGGAACTTGAAGCGCGGATTGATGGTTATGATCGTTTGCATAAAAAACAAGCATTAACGCAGCAAGTTGACACTTTGAAAACCAAGTATGGGGATTTTGACGAATCTGAACTTTTTCAGCATGCATTAAAAAATAAAATCGGAAACTTAGAAGCCGCATTAACACATTTACGTTATGGTGAAGTTGCTGATAAAGCAAACAAATTGGAAAAAGAACAGGAACGTACAGAAGCAAAGAGGGACGCATCAGTTGTAGAACCTACGGGTTCTAAACAGGCGGGTTCTTCGACCTCTACTATTGAAAAGCCGTCTTCAATCCATGAGGCATTTGAAATTGCCAAAAGGGAACTCGCTGCTAAATAAATTATAGATATTAGTGAGGTAGAGAAAAATGGCAGCAGGTAACGCTGACTTTAACGAGATTCTTTCCACCACTCTGAAAAACTATATCCCTAAACTGACTGATAACATTTTCACGGCTAGACCACTGTTCTACGCTTTGACAAATGGTCAGACAATTAGGCGTGTTTCAGGTGGTGCAAATATTGTCGTTCCAATTATATATGGTAAAAACTCTACTGCTGGTTCTTACGCTGGTACGGATCCTATTTCCACAACTGCTCAAACAGGCATTAGTGCTGCTGAGTATTCGTGGAGACAGTATGCTGCCACAGTAACAATCAACGGTATTGAAGAAGCCAAAAACAATGGTGAAGCACAAATCATTGACCTTCTTGAGGGAAAGATTTTCCAAACTCAGGAAACTATTATTGAGAACATGAACACCATGTTCTTCGGTAACAGCACAGGCAATGGTGGTAAAGACTGGATGGGTCTATCGGCTCTAGTCGGTCTTGGCAATGATGATGGCACAGCCGCTCTTGCGGGTATTGATGCCACTGACGCTGACAACTCGTGGTGGAGATCACAAGTTCAAAACGTGGGTGGAGCATTAACTCTTGCAAAGATGGCTACATCATACAATGATGCTTCTGTTGGTAATGACCAGCCAACAATTATAATCACAGGACAAAAACAGTATGAAACATACGAAGGTCTTCTTGAGGGACAGATTAGGTACACTGACACCGACATGGCTGATGGTGGATTCCAAAATCTTCTATTCAAGGGTTGTCCTATAACATTTGATGGTACTCTTGCTGGTGAAGGCAAAATGTATATGCTTAACACCAAGTACCTTCAGTTAGTGGCCCACAGCGACGTATGGTTTAAACCAACCCCGTTCGTGCGCCCAACCGACACAGATGCGGTTTACTCTCAGATTCTTTGCTACGGCAACTTAACTACGAGTAACCGCGCCCGTCAAGCATACTTGTATGGTATCACACCTGCATAGTTTGATGGCATAGGGGTAGTTTTTACAGGAGTTTATTATGAGTAAATATGAACAGCATGCGTATAAGAAAACCGCTAGACCGGCAGGGAAACCTTCGGCTGGCAGGAATTTCCGGGATGCGTCACCACGGCCTGAGGCTGTTGGAACATCACGCAGAATTCATCGAGTAGCAGATACGTCTATTCCTCAGAATGCTCCTGTGAAAACACCTACTAAAAAGGTAAGTAGATTTAAAACCAAGTAGGGGTTTGTTTTGCAACTAAGCAGTTTGCGTGACTATTGCAGGGCAGTAGTTGACATTGATACAACAGATATTACAGATGCTACTCTGAACGAATTTATTCGTGAAGGGTATGATCTGATTGTCTACTCAGAGAAACGTTGGCCGTTTTATGAAGTGGCTTTATCGTTTGATACTGTTAATGGTCAAAAAGATTACACCATGGCAGAAATTTCCACTGATATGAGTATCACACATGATGGTGTTGCTTTTACTGGTGGTTCTGCACCAACCAATCTGAGTCTAAGAGAAATCGCTGCAATAAAAACAGATAGCCACATTTTAGAATATATCGGTTACGAAGTCGGGGACATCATTTATCCTTTGAATCGTACTCCGGGTGGCACACCTTACTATTTCTCAATGTGGAATCAAGGTGGTAGCGCTTCGGCTGCTGTGAGTGGTCAATCGGTGAGGTTGTACCCCACACCTACAGGTGTTGAAACTTTGTATGTTAGGGCTTATCGTAACGCTGTTGATTTCGGTGGTCAAACACCGATATATCGTAATACAATAGCGGATGCTAACACTCCTGATTTACCTGAGGCTTTTGATCCTGTTCTTTCTTTGTATGTGATTTATAGATGTTATCAACAGCAGGAAGATGCTGGTATGGGTCAACAGTATTACGCCCAGTTTATCAGCGAGTTGGAGAATCTTCGTGCTAGGTTTGAGGACACTCCTGCTCCACAACCAGTGTTATTAAATTCGGTTAATGCTAGCAGGTGGCGTTCAAATTCTATTCTTCCCAATCGTTTGCGTTACTCTTGGGAATGGTAAATGGCTTTACAAGTATCTTTACCTCCTCCTCCAACCACTGATTCATACCGTTACGATGAGAAATCTAATTTTACTGGCGGGTTAAACTTTAGGGCTGATCAGTTTAATCTTGGTGAGACTGAATCTCCTGAGTTGTTGAATGTTTCTGTTGACCCTAGGGGTGGTATTCGTCGCAGGGATGGTATTAAGCGTATTAATCCTAAGGCGGTTAATCATTCTAGTCTTTATCCTGATGGTATTATCACGGGTTTGAATGTTCATTATAAATTTAGTGAGAATCAGGTTTTGGCAAGTGTTTATGACAGTGTAAAGAATACAACAGTGATGATGTATAACACTGGTGCTGATGGTGATTTTGATGGCACTATTCAAAATAGTGGTGCGGATGTGGAATTTACTGGTGATCGTTCTCCGCAGGGTGTGACTTTTAATAATTACACTTATTACACTAATGGGTCTGGTACTACAACTCCGTACAATTACAGTTGTGTACGTTGGGATGGAACCACTGGTCTTATGGGTGGGTGGAACCCTTTGGGTGGTGATGGTATTTTTCCTCTTGCTAGATATGTCGCTACATGGAATGAAATGGTGTGGGCAGCACATTTAACAGAAGTCACTCAAGATGATAATCCTAATCGGGTTCGTTTTTCTAAAACTAATGATGGTGATAACTGGACAGCAAGTGATTATATAGACATTGATTTGGGTGAAGATGGAGATTTCATAACGGGAATTATTTCCGATCAAGACCGTCTTTTAGTGTTTAAACAGAACGCTGTTTATGCTATTTATGGTTTTGATAGAGACACTTTTGAAGTGCGTAATCTTACGAGAGCGGTGGGTAACCGTGATGGTTGTAAACCTATAGCGGGTAGACAGGGGATCTTTTTCTGGTATGCAGAAAAGGGAGTGTATTTGTTACAAAACCCTGAGAATGAACCTGTGTATGTGTTTGAACGTATATATCCTGCTATGACTTATGATCTTGGTAACCCTGCTTTAAGTTTAGATAATGCTCCTTCTTTGATGTGGTATGATGAGAAACTGTGGGTTTCAGTTGACTATCAGTCGGCTGAAAACATTTCTGAATCTCAACAAACAAACCGTAGAAACGTGTTTATGTGGGATCCTAGTTTAGGTAACACGGGCGCTTGGGTGCGTTATGACATTAATGCTCGTGCATTGTTATCGTATCGTCCTAGTGGGGAAGATCATTCTCCTATAGCGGTTGTATCTGAGATAGAAGCAGGTGCCGCTTATAAGCCTATAAGGATAGCGAAAATAGAGCAGAATGTGGACACTGACGATTATGGTGCTTCTGCTGTTAATGTTATTAATGCTTATTATCAGACCAGTTGGTTTGAAGGTAACCGTCCTACATTTTTGAAAAGATGGGGCAAAACAAGAACTGTTTTGCTATCAGATAACAGTGTTGCTTTAAGCATGTATGCGTATAAAGATTACAATTTAGCGTATTCTTCACAAATACAATCAGGTACTTTCACTGGTATAACACAGGCAACTTGGGATTCTGATCCTTCTGGTTCCGGTAATGGTATATGGGATACGTCTGAATGGGCGCAAGAAGGCACTACAGACAAGTATTTGGTTGTCCGTTGGGGGTCAATTGGGACAGCGAAGGCTATTAGTTTGAGGTTTGTGTCATTTCCTGCTGCTGATGCTACAGGCAAGTGGGGTGTGACCTCGGTTGTTGGAATGTATAGAACTAGGAGATTGCGTTAAATGGGAGCGATAGTACCACCTAATACTTTCTCTGCTGGGGCTAAGATTGTAGCCACCCAGATGAACGCTAACTTTACTAGCATTGTTGATTGGGCGGCTCAAACGCCCACATTGTCTGTTGCTGGTTCTTTAACCACAATAGCGGGTACCCTTCAAGTAACTCAGACTAGTACTTTTAAGGCTGCGGCTACTTTCGAGGGTGCTAGCCCAATGGAGTTTACTGGTGCTACTACTGGTAATGGGCATACTACTACTTTTGCTATTACAGATCCCAGTTCGGACAAGACTATTACGTTCCCTGATACGACAGGAACAGTAGCCCTTGATACTACGGTAATACCTAAAAGTTTAATAAATGCTAGAGGCGATCTTATTGCTGGTACAGCAGATGATACTGCTGGTATTTTAACGGTTGGTACTAACACTTATGTTTTAACAGCGGATTCGGGAGAATCAACAGGTTTAAAATGGGCTGCGCCTACTACTGGAACAGTCACTTCAGTCACAGGTACGGCTCCTATTGTTTCTTCAGGGGGCGCTACTCCTGCTATTTCTGTAACTACTAACAACGATCAACTAATTCTGAATAATCAAATTTTCAGTTAATAAAGGAAAGGTAATATGGCAACATATTCAAAAGTACAACTCAGCGGAGGTTCCGCAGATGGTACTGGTATAGAAATGCCAGTCGATAGTGGTGCATATGGAACAATTCATACCACCACAACTACAGCAACTACGTTGGATGAGATTTGGTTGTATGCATCTAACACCGATTCATCGGATCGCAAGATCACGATTCAATTTGGTGGAACAACTGATGCTGATGACATTATCGAGTACACAGTTACTGCGGAGTCTGGGTTACAGTTAATAATCCCCGGATTGGTACTGTCTGGTAAAGCCAGCACAGGGCTAATCGTTAAAGGTGCAGCGGCTGTGGCTGATAAAGTCAACGTTTTTGGTTACGTAAATAGAATAACTGCTTAAGAGGTCTTATAGTGTTTCGACAAGATAGGACTAACCCTAGTTCTGCGGTTTCCAACTGGAAAGGCAGGCGTGACACGGAGAGGGCGTGGCCGTCTACTGCTGTTTCTAGTTGGTTGAATGGCGGTCTGTTTGGTGGTGCTAGTTCGCCTTATGGTGGTTATACGCAGAAAGCATATCAGTACACAAATTTGAACATGTTTATGTTTTCGTTGCAAACTTACCAAGTTATTACTACTGCAATAACCACTCTGACCGGAAATGTTTGTTCAGGAATTTGCAATAATCAAGTTGCTGGTTACAGCGTTTCAGGTATCAACAAAGATGACGACCCGACTTACCGTTCAAAGCGCAGTTGGAAAGTATCATTACCTTCAAATGTTAGTTCTGACCTTGGTGCTACTGTTACGCAAACAGAACACCAAAGCGGTTTCGGTTACGCTAATAGCGGCACAGCAGGGTATTATGGTTCAGGTATAACTCAAGCAGGTTCGTATACGACATCTATCGAAAAGTTTGCTTTTTCAAGCGATACTTCCACTAGCACTATTTCACCAACGGTAAACGTAGCAAGATATTACGTTCAAGGAATGGCGAAAAGCGGCGACAGAGGGTTATCTGGAGGCGGTTGGGGTGGCATCAACGCCCCCGGAACTGTCATAACTAGCGTCATTTTTTCTTCCGATAGTGGCTCCACACAAACTTCGTTATCGACTGGTACGTATGGTGGATATGGTTTATCCAATGGGCAGGTCGCAGGGTATATAGGTGGTGGTTACAATCTGGGTTCTTCGATTGATAAATGGGATTATGCTTCTAGTTTCACTCATTCGACACTAAGCGCAACACTTAACCATAGCGGTTATACAACAGGATATTCAGACACAGGAAATCACGGTTACTGGTCAGGTAGTGGTCAAACTACTGCTACTTCTCTTTTGGCTTATGCTTCGGAAACTACGGCTACTGCAACTGTTAATCTAGCCGATTCAGGTAATTGGTCAAGTAGTTCTGGAACTGCGGCTTTTGGCAGTTCGGAGGCTTCACCATGAACGAAGTTGCCCCTCTCAGGATGCAGTTCCCTGAAGCGATAGCGGAAGTTCAGCAAAGCCGTTCACGTTTTCAAATAGAAAATTTTGTTTTAAGACAGCATGACACTATTGAAATGCAGTTTTATCAGTTGTGTTTAGAAATGCAAACACTTCGGCATGCGTTGGAACTAAACGAAGTAGCGATCCGTAAATCAAAATTAGAGATTCAAAGATTGTTAGAAACAGGCGATGAGATGGATGCGTTGGATGCTGAAAGTAAACAAATTGATTTGAATTATTTGATGGTTACATACAACGGTTCGTTGAAAGAGTATGCGATTATGGAAGATTTGTTTAATGAAATGCCGCATTTTACTCGCGATGAGATTGAACACGCTCAACCTGAATATTGGGCTGCTCGGATGACTCGACAAACCAATCTTCAAATCATGGCTGGTGGTGTTCAATGGTCGCAATTAGATGCGATGCGTCAGATTGGTTTATTGGATGAACTTGTTGAAGAAAGAAACAATCAAGTTGAAGCGCAAGTGAAAGCAGAGTTGTCTCAATGATTTATTTGAAATGGAAACTTTCTGAAGGAACATGGGGAACTGGACCGTTGCCTGCGATTTCTGATAAAGGTGGCGAGGCGTGTCCGAGTGCTTATAAAGATGAGAATGGTTACCACATTGGTTATTTGATTCAAACTTGTGATTTGACTGGGCTTGAAACTTGGGATGTCACGGAAGTGACTGAATCTGAGGCTTTGGCTTTTTGTCAAAACATTTGGGCTGATGCGATAGTTGATGAAGATGGATATATCACAGCGGTACCTCCAGCGGAGGAAGCAGAGTAATGACTTTAACTTATCGACCAACACGAAAAATGGTGGGCGATAACGCCAGATCGCTTGAGTTTGAATTAAGAAAGATACAACAGAAAATACAACAAATGGACAGTTTGATAGATGCGAATCGTTTAAACATATTTGGAAAGAGAGATTAAATGTCAGGAATAAGATATAACGCCTCTCAGTATGGGTCGTCTATCGGTGATCAAGCATTAACAGTGTCTACTGTGGCTGTTGCTTGCACTGTGCCGACTGGTGCTATTGCGGCGATGATAACGAATGGTGCTGAACCGATCAGAGTCAGGTGGGGTACACCGACTGCTTCTGTTGGTCACTATTTGAATCCGTATAGTGTCATGGATTTGTACCAAGACGATTTGACGGATGTGAAATTTATTAGGGCTGGATCATCAGATTCTGATGTTCAGATCACTTACTTTGGATAGGGGTTGTTGTGAGCGTACAGAGAATAAATCAGCGTATAACGCAGACCAGTACGGGAGACATTTCGGATGTCACTGCTGGGACTGCTCTCAGCGGAGGTGGCAGCAGTGGCGCTGTTACTCTCAATGTTGTTGTAGAAACTGCCACTCTTGTCATTGCGGGTCAGGTTTTTAACTAATGGCTAAATTAACGGCAAGGCAGCGGAGAAACATGCCGAGGAGCCAGTTTGCTATTCCTTCTAAAGCGCCGGGTTCTGGTAGTTATCCTATTAATGACAGGTCGCATGCTAGGAATGCGTTGGCTCGTGTAGCCCAACATGGTTCTCCTAGTCAGAAAGCGCGTGTTCGTGCCGCTGTTAGGCGGCGTTATCCGGGTATTAAACAGGGACGGTAATGGCGTACAATCCTTTGGCTGATTATAATGTGAGGGACCCGTTGGGGACTTCTCCTGCTACTCGTTTGGCTACTGCTTTGGCTGGTACATCATATCAGAAGAAGAGGGCTATGGGTACTGCTGATCGTCAGAGGTATGATATCAACAAGGCTATTCCTGATACGTTGCATAAGTTGAACACTGGTTATGCTCGGAGGGGTTTGCAGGATTCTGGTTTGCGTAATCGTGGTTTGATTAATTATTTTGAGAATTTGTATACGACGTTGGGTGATACGGATATGGCTTTGCAGGATGCGTTGTTTAATTTGACTGCTGAGAATGTTGGTGCGTATAACGAATATTTTGGTAGTGCATATGGTCGTGATTTTGATGCGGCTGCGGATCGTGCGGAGCGGGCGGCTCAGATTAGAGAGGCTAGTTACTGATGGGTTTTGGTGGATTTAATTTAGATTCTTTACGTGAAGCAGGTTTTGACATTGTTGATGGCGAAGTTGTTGATGTAATAAATCCTAATGCCCCTATTGCAATTGGTGGTCCTCCTCCTGTTAGCAAAAACACAGGTAATTTTGGGGATATTTTAGGAATACAATATAATCCTTCTCCTCCTACTGCACCTGCTCCTGCTTTGACTAATGAGCAGTGGATGGATCAGATGATTGATCAAAACAGATTTGGTGTCGATTTAATAGATCCTGTTAATGTGTTTAATACTGTACCTAAAACTACTACTACGGTTCCTGCTGAGATGACTCAAGCGGCGTTTGATGCTGGTGAGATGGTTGTTGATCCTCGTATAGCGATGAGGGAACAGGCTGCTACAGATTTTTTAGCGAGTGAAGGTTACTTTGAAGGACGGGGTGGCACTCAACAACAGTTGGATGATTTTTTGAATGTTGTTGGTACGGAAGATTGGTTTAATTACCTTGCCGGTCAAGGTCCTGAGTCTGATGTTATGCAAGATTTTGGTCCTGAGATTTTAGCGGCTCAACAAAGGTTGGCTGATACAGGTTCAGCGACGTTACCTTGGATGGATTCACCTGAATTTCAAAAAGATTATGCTCCTCCTACGATAACGCAACCAGATGATGGCACAGTCCAATGCGGTCCCGGATTTCATGCTGAGAATGGTGTGTGTGTTCCTGATAAAGTAGGAGGTAACGGAGGAGACGGCAGTGGTGAAACTCCTTTTGGTGGACCCGATGAACCTAAACCAAAGTTGACTCCTGTTGGCAATTTTGTTGATAGCCAAACTGAAGCGTTGGATGTTATCCAACGCAGATTAGATGAAATTACTAATGCTACTAATGCTGCTAGAGATTCTGGTATTGAACAAATTGATATAATTGAAAACGAGGCTCAGAAGCAGTTAGATGCTACTTTCGCTAATCAGTACACTGTGTTAGATCCTATGACGGGTGAACCTCTTAAAGAGGGCGAGATGGATCGTCTTCTTGCAACTTGGAAAGATGAACAATCTAAATCCAAGACTGCTCGTGCGGCAGATAAGGCTGTTATAGGCAACCTTGCTTTGGCAGAAAATATTGTTTCTTCTCAAATGGAGTTCGACACTATAGATACTTTGTATGGGGATCAGATAGATGCCCAATACCAGTACATTGATTCTCTTTACCGTATAGGTAAGTTGGCTAAAGATGACCGTGACGCGATGCTTACTAACATTATGGCAGGCTACAAGTCTGATCTTGTAAGTAAGGCTATTGAGATTATTTTGGGCGCTGAGATTGATACGGCTGATAGGCGCGCTGAGGTGCGTGAGGATGCTTTGTCTGCTAGGGATGTAGCCGATTATCTTGGGGCTGATCCTAATGCCATATTTGGTGGTATGCGTGGGGATATTCCTATTGGTGAGATGGCTTATCAAACTGGTGAGCGTATAGCGGGGCAAGAGTTTACTGCTGGTGAATCCGAGTTGGATCGTTTAGCGCAGGGTATTAATCCTGCTACTGGTAGACCTTATGGGTTTATGACTCAGGGTCCTTATGCTGGTATGACTATTGGTGAGGCTAATGCTGCCCGTCAGGAGAAAGATTTGTTGGCTCTTCAGATGGATATCATGGAGGCTGAGGAGGCTCGTGCTGTTGATGCTGTTGATTTGGAAGCGGAGCGTTATGAGGAGATGTGGCGTGAGGGTGGTAAGGGTTGGTACGATTTAGGTCTTAATCCTGCTACTGGCAGACCGTGGAATATGGATGATGATGATGATGTTTATGGTGAGCCTATTCCGTCTGGTTTTTACGCTAAAGATTTTGAGATAACAAATCCTATTACAGGCGAAGTTGAACCTATAAATCTACCTAATATTGAAGTTATTGATGGTCAGTATTGGATGACTCCTAGTCAGTTCTCTCAAATAGGTCCTGTGTTGGAAGCAAATCTCGCTAAACAGCAATTTGGTGATCTCGGTGATCCTATGGGGATTATCGAAAATGCTATAATGAGAGTAGCGGGGTCACGTTTTGCAGAGTGGGATCAAGAGGCAAATGAAATAATTGCTCTTAGTGAGAGAACGGGTATTTTACCCGGAGATGATGACTACTTGCCTACGGGTTATGACAAAAAGCATGTGCTTGAAAGGATGATTTCTGAAAAGGCATATGGAGATCCTGATGCTGCTTTAGTTTGGGCTAACTACACGGGGCAACCTGTGATGGGTAAATCTACGGTAAGTGCAACTAGAGGTCTTACTTACACTGCTAAACCAGATGGAACTATTGAATGGGGTGGGTTCCCTGAAGATACAAGAAATGATACGCCAGCCCAGAATCCTGAGTTAAGAGGTCAAGAAAATTGGGATATCTATGGTGGGAACCTTTTTAAAGAGTAGTCGTGGCTACTAATGTATACACGCAGGTTCAGCAGGCTTTAAATAAAGCCAAGTTAGGTAAAATACCTACTCCTTTTACACCTCCTAAACCTAGTGGGTTGAATAATTTACAGTTACCTACCAGATCATCTCAAGTTGTCGTTGGTCCTCGTACTCCTAAGGCTCCAAGTCCGGGCAAGGGCGGTATTCTTTCTGCTTTAGGTGTCCTTGATTGGGGTCGTTCTGCTATTGCGAGTACCCTCAAAGAGGGTATCGACTGGTTCCAAGGTGAAGGTTTTGATACGTCTGATTGGTGGGATCAGACTAAATCTCATTATGGTTTCGGTGATTTGATTCGTGAGGAACGTACTGCTGTCGGTTGGGGTTTGATGGCTTTGGCTCCGTTTACTGGTGGTATAACTGCTGGCGCTTTGGGTGCCAGTGTGTTGGCGGATAATATTCATTTGGATCGTGTTGTCGGTTTTATTGGTGATGTTGCTATTGATCCGTTGACTTATATGGGTGGTTATAATGTTATTGCTCGTAACATGGGTGGCTACAAAAAGATGGGTGACGAGTTATACAAATTAGGTCAGTTGAATCCTCAAGATTTGGTTCGTTTAGGTAACGAGGCTGGTGTTAAGAATCTTGGTAAAGGTTCTGCTGGTAAGATGAAGAAAGCGATTGATGCCGCTATTTTGGCTGGTCGTGATGGCAGGTCGATGTCTTCTATTTCTCGGTCTTTGAACAAAACTGAGGCTGGTCAGGGTGTTGCTAGGATGATGGGGTTGGATGCTGGTATGCGTTTACGTGTGCCTTTCACTGGTCCTGTTTCTCGTGCTGGTAGGAATCTTGACAAAATGGTTTTCGAGGGGTTAAAGGGTACTGGTGCTACGATGCGTGGCGCTACTCGTACCGCTATTGGTGATAGTAGTTTACAGGGTGTTGGCAAATATTTGGATGCTGCTGGTGCTGGGTTAACTGGGGCTGCAAAAATGGCTCGTCGCGTGTTCCCTGATGACACTCCTTTGCATCGTTTGTTAGATGGTCAGCGTGTCCGTAACGTTCCTGTTGCTTACAAGAGGGGTTACACGGATGCGCAGTATAAAGATTTTGTTAAAGACATGCGTAAAGGTAGAGCATCTCAGGTTCCTGAAGATATAAGAAAGACTGTTGGTACTGTTACTCGTGCGCCCAGAGAAGTTAAATTACCTACGGGTGTTAAGGGTGGTGCTGTTTTCCGTCAAGCGGATTTCATTCAACGCACTTTAAGGAACTTGCCTGTTTTTGGTTCTGTTAAACCTTGGAGGTTGTGGCAGAAACTTTCCGAGAGTGAAACAGAGGACGCTAGAAAAGTTTTTAATCCTGAGTATTGGAAGACTTTAACCCCTGAGGTTCGTGATGAACTGCAAGGCGGGTTGGTTAAAATGTGGCGCAACAGATTCAGCCCATCTGATGAGGCGTGGAAACAGGCAATGTTGTCTAATAACCCTGAGACTATTGCTGGGGCTTGGGCTGCGGAATCGTCGCACAGGTATGCTAAAGGTCGAAGCAATCTTGCGAGAGAGATTGTTAAAAAAGGGCGTAACGCTATTTTTAATCGTTCTGCTGTTGTGGGTGCGCAGATCACTTCTTCAGATGCTTACAAGTTAGCGGAGGCTATTGCACGATTAGAGATGCTAATCTTGAATGCTGATAATGTAGCAACAGGCATTAACCGTAACAACCAGTGGTTTAAGAACCTTCCGCACGAGGTGCGGGAACTCCCTGACGAAGTGCTAGTACAATATGCTAACGATGTTCTCAGCATGATGAAAGGTGTCAGGGATGTAGCCGAAAAAGATCTCCCCGCCTTTAAACAACTCATGCAAGACCTTCTCGCTAGGGAAGGTCAAGGGTTTATTCCTCGTCGTATGACACAATCTATGCGTAAACGTTTCGGTATGAGTAGCAAAATTTATGAGGATGATTTCGATATTTCTGGAATGTTAAGAAGCCAGTCGTCTAAGCGCAGGGGTTGGGGGCCGGGTCAGCCTGTGACGCTACAAGGGCAGGCTGTGGCTGATGCTCGTAGCGCTGGAAGAATAACTACTCATAACGGTGAGTTGGTTATCAATCAGGCTAAGGGGTCTAATAAGCCTTTTATTGTTGAGGCTCCTCGTGAGGCTGGTGTTTCTGTCCGTCAGCAGATTAACGATTTGAGTATGGATGTTTTTGGTGAAGCCATGTATGAGGACAATTTGTTCAAAGTGTTGGACAATTGGGGTTCTGGTGTGGGTATGGATCTCACTAATAATGCTTGGTTGGCTGAGTTGCAACGTCAGGGTTGGCCTATTGAGAGTTTCCCTGAGAGTATGCAGAATGCTTTGAGGAGGGAGTCTGAGAAGATGGTGGCTGAGGCTGCTGCTGTTGAGGCTCGTGATGTGGCTAAGGGTGTTAAGCGTTTGACTAGGTTGCAGACTGCGGCTATGGCTTATAGGGCTACTAGTGAGGAGGATTTGAAGGAAGTTTCTCGGGTTTTGGAGAATTACCGTCGTAGGTTGGAGTTTCCTGAGAAGTTCAGGGATGATATGCCTATTGGTGTTGCAGAATCGAGAATACCGAGAAAACTCAGAGAGTTCCATGCCACTATTGTTGATTTAGAAATGTTGACTCCTGTTAGATCCAACATGGTTGGTACAGGTGCTTTCTTTAAGAATGCTGAACGCACTGGTGCGCTTGATCAGTTGTTTGCGAGGATAGCGGAATCTGATCCTGAGTTTACTGAACGGTTGTTGCTTCATCTTAATGCTGGTGATGCGACTGATGATGTATCTAATTTGGTGGAACATTATGTTATACGTGGACTATTTCCTCAAGCAATTTCAGACGGCACTCCAGAGTTTGTTGATGAAGTAGTTCAAAAACTTCCTCAACTATTTTCTAAAGGACCTGATGGATCGTTGGTTTATCAAATAGATCAGGATTGGGCTAGACAAGTTTTGATAGATGAAGTTGATCGTGGCATACAGGAAATGGATCAATATCAGAGACTTGTTTTAAGTCAGGTTAGTGTCGCTGGCGAGTTGCAAAACATTGCTGACGAGTTGGATGATATAGGACGCGAGTTGGCGGCTATCGGTAATACTCTACAGCCTGATGGCAGAGTTCCTGACAAGGTTGACGAGTTGTTGTTACGACAGTACGAGTTGGGTGCTAGGTATCAGGAGTTGCATGACGATTTCAATAATGTGATCGCTCCTCAGATTACGACTTTTGAACATAGGATTACTTCGTTGGCTGAAGGTTTAGTAGGTCGTCAGATACCTAAACAGATTGGTTATTCTCCTTCTGAGCCGGTTGTCTTTAAAGGGTTATCTAAATTAGAGAATGAAAACGTTAACAAAGTTTTAGACAGGATTTTTAATAACCGTCAAGACGGTGACACTATTTTGTTACGTGAGTTATTGGGTATAGGTCAGGACAGTGTAGAGGGGTTTCATGCTGGTGTCATAGATGCTAAAGGTTTAAAAAAGATAACTCCAGAGGTTTATAGAGCATATTTCCAGTTAAGAAACATGCAGGATCCAGATTTTGCGATTGATTATGTTGATGAAGGTGGTGATCTCTTCGCTGATGATGTGTTGGAAGGAATACTTGATCCGAGAAGCGATTTTTATCAACTGAAACCAAGTGTTAAAGAGATAAGAGCCGTTCAAAAAGAATTACATAAACTCAGCCAAGAATCGTTAGCGGACTTTCCAGAAACAATAACTGTTTACCGTTTCGGGAGCCAAGAAACCGCTCCTTCTTTTAGTTTGAACCCTGCTTTTGATCCTGAAGCAGCCGGCATATTTGGAATGCAGGGTTCACGCCCAGCAGGTTTCGACATTAGGAGTGAGTCTAGGATGGAAGCGTTCACTGTTAAAAAGAAAGACATTCTTTTTTCTATGGTGATGCGGGACGGACCAATTTTAGCCTATGAAGGAATTCCTGAAGCGGAAGTTTTAATTAGTCCTTCTGTGTCTATGAGAGTTGCTCGTAAACCTGTGACTATTGTTCAAGATTTACAAGCAGGTAACAAAGAGTTGGGGCATCTAATTCAAGATTCTGGACATAATGTAGTAGAAAAATTGAAGTTAGTTAATGAGAGTGCTAAACAAATTAAGTTAACTGATCGGTCTATTGCAGTAATGAGTGATGTTGAAAACATTATTAATCAACACAAACCCTTGACATCATCGTGGGAAGATCAAAAACAATCATATAGCAAATTATATCATTCCTTGGCATCGTGGGAAGAATACATGAACATCGCTAAAGGCGACGATGTGTTTGGACACAACAATTTTATTGATATTCCTATTAATGGCACGATCAACATGGATGAAGCCAGAGGGCTTCTCGATGATGTTCTTAATCGTATGGCACGGTTACAGGAATCAGAACTACTATCTGAGACTTTAGATCCTATTGAACGTATTGGACGTAAACCGTCCGTCAGATATAAACAGTTCGATATGACTAACGAAGAGATCGTAGCGGCTACAGAAGACCTTACTGGTAAGTCTGAGAAGATGTTTGCTGAGGCTCAAAGGTTGCGTCAAGAGGCTGAAGCGTTACGGACACGTGTTGCTGGGTCTGAAAGCCCCCAATCCGCTGGTGATATTGCAGCGTTAGAAGAAATGGCTCTCGTCGCTGAGATAGAAGCACAGTCTTTGGCTCGTGAAGCAGCAGATTTTATGAACTTGTCCGGTATGCAACGTGGTGTAGCCTCCTTGCAAGAAGCAGGTGTTGATCTACCTAGCATACCTACTCGAAAACGAGTTGTTTTAACTGAAAGTAATGTGCAAGGTTATGATCCATCTTTCAGATTGGGAGGCTTTGATCCTATAGCAAATCCAAGAGCGATGAATGAACAAGATATCAACACTTGGATGGATTCAGTGTTGGACGGCATGTCCAACTGGGGTCCTTGGCGTATAGCAACAGGCAACACAGAGTTGAATGAGGGCATGGTTGCTGCTGCTGAAGCGTTTAAACGAATGAACACTCCTAGAGAAGTTGAAGGTTTCCTGAAATATTATGACAAGTTCCAAAACTTCCTTAAAGCAGGAATGATCGCTACACCCGGATTCGTTTTCCGTAACGTTTTCGGTGCTTTCTTTAACGCATGGTTAGATGGTGTTAACCCTACGCATATGATTAAGGCAGCGAACATCACGAAACGTGTCGGTGAGAAGGCGAGCAGAGAGAATCTTTCTTTTATTGAGGCTGCCCGCAAATTAGCGGAGGCTAGCGATGATGAGTATTTGCAAAATTATGTGTCGTTGTTGGAAGCGGGTGTGCGTGGTGGTGGTCAGGCTACTGTGAGTGTGAAAATACCTACTGCTGGTGGCGCTCAACGTATTTTACCTGACCGTGTGTCACAAGAATTAAACAAACTTAGTCC